CTTCTCCTCAATTTCATACTTAATGAATAGTTGAGAAAATTGAAAGAAAGTAAAATATTTCAAATTTTTACTATTAATCAATGAGTGATAGTGAATGATGCTACTATATGTTTGGTAAAATGTATTTTTAACAGTAAATTTACTATTAATGATAGTATTATCTATTATTATAAATTTTGGATTATCAACTAATTCTTGTATAAACATATCTACAATAAAGATAATATAAGGAAGAATTGTTTGATGTGTTTTCTTGGTAAACAATTCAGTTATAGATCTCCCAGAATAGCTTGCTGTATATTTTAATAATTGAACATCATTCTCCATTAATAGTAAATTGTATATATTTGTCCAGGTTGAAGAGAAAGTCTCATATATATGATTAATATAAGTGGATGGATATAACATGAAATCATTTAGTTTTCCAAAATCTATCATGTTAACACAATAAAACTTGATTATATTTAGAGAAATTTTTATTTTATCCATTTTACGTAAGACGTTTAATGAAACAGGAGGTTTAGTGTCATCAAAGAAACTTTTCTCAGTGTTTTGAATTTGAGTCAACTTTGAGGTCTTCTCGACAAGCAATAAAACACAGGCCCAAGTTGCAGCATCAGGTGTTGATAAAACCTTCTTATGAAAGAATACTGAATCTATGGCTCTGACATCTTGTGTCAATATTTCTGTACTAGTGTATATTATTGGGTTCATTATCTTGTCCCCTAAATCTGGATACTTAGTTTCATTTTCCATCCTCTCTTCAAAAATCTCATGTGCACAAACATCACAATCAAAATGTGCATGTATAGTATAATTAATTGAATGATTAATTATACCAAATGACTCCAATATATGACAAAATGACACATTAGATAACATAACAGCTTGAAAATTAACATTTCTGTTCTGCTCTCCTCTTGAGTATTCATCTGCACCATCAGTTGAATTTTGAGTGTGGGTTGTGTAATTTGGAGTAAGAGCATAAGCACTTTCTCTTGGTGTTCTCTCATCAGAGAATCTATGAAAAACACACTTAGATAATACTTCTCCTGTCATTATCTTCATTAGTTCAACCCCAATATCAGTTCTATAATCAATCAATTTATGCAAGAATCCACTTAATTTAGACCCAGAATCAGTTGCCCAATCTAAAATTCTTGCTATCTTAAGAGCATCAGCTACAGAGTTACTCTTATTACTTAATGTTAATTTATTTGATGATCTCACCTCAAAAGTTTTGGATCCTCTATATCCAATTTGTTTTCCATTGCTAATTATTCTACATTTTTTAGATTTATCAATTTGGGTGATAATAACATTATGGCATTTGTTATCAATATGTATTTCAGGACACTCTGTGTCAAATATATAATATCTCATATAAGATAGTGGATGTGCAACAGTAACTTCCTCTATATACAATGGATCTTTTCTTCCAACACTCCATGATTCACATCTTAAAGCTTGAGCTATTGATGTAGGACATAATCTGCTAACATTGGGTTGGTACTTGAGATTTATTATCTCAACATACATCTGAATCAATCCAGAAAGATGTTTATTCATTTTATGAGTTATTTTTCTCAATAAGGAATTGTTTTGTGTTTTTGATACTATTTGTTGTAAAGTTCTGACATTTTGAAATTTATTGACTACATCTTGACAAGCCCCAATATGACTCTTGTTAAAAATCTCAGATAAAACTCTTATATAGCATGGCTTCGTGTCAACCAAGTATTTTGCCATCATTCTTTGCTGTGAATCTTGGACATATTTACCAATTTCCTTTATATCCTTATTTTTTACATAACTAGATCCTAAAAAAGAGGAAACACTTTGTTTTATAACAATATTAGTGTTGCAAGAATTTTCCCAGTTAACAGCATAAGGATCTTGTAATAACAGAGAATAATTCAAATCTTGAGTGTCCTTATCCAATTTCCCATACCAGTTTTCAGGATTTGTATGTAGTTTATATAGGAGTTGATTGGCAAGTATACCACTAATACTATTGTTTTGTTGCATTATAAATAAGTATGTGAGATTGGTGGATAATAAATCAGAGTGGCCTCTAAAAAACGCATCAATTAATGTGGGACTAGACCAACCATTTAGTGAAGTTTTTAATAAAAAATTGAAGATCCTAAATCTGTTACTATTTGGACTTGTACCAATAATAAGATCTTTGTAATTATTATCTAATTCATGCTGTGCAACTGCGGAATACTGAGTTTCCAAAATCAATGTTTTTATATTAATTAATATACCTAAGTAATATATATTATACAGATCATTGCCTTTGCACATGGATCCATAAATGGCAGTTGATGAACCCGCTATCTGATTATCAAGACTTGGATATAAATCATTTGTCTCGGGGAAAGCTCTAGCCATTCGATAACAAGAAGCACCGTGAAAAACTCCTCCAATATATGATTCTTTGCTGTAATGAAAACCAATAGATGATGCATAACATTCTTCTGGTTTTAAATCTTGACCCACATCTCTTGCTATCTCTGATACTCGTTTCAAGAAATTGTCAATTAATGTTCCATAATGGTTGTTATGTTGAATCAAGTTTTCTTCTGATGTTATTTTTCTGTTAACTTTTTTGAAGTATAGTGTTGGAACTTGATTATCTCCTTGTGAGGTTAATATTACTTTGTGACCACAATCTTCTGCAGCCATTAAAACAAGACAGAGTGTCCAAACAGTCCAACCTTTTTGTCTTTGTCCTTCAAATCCTCCTTGATGATTGTACCAAATGAAGTCATCAAAAAGTGGGTCTCTTAATTCTGGTTTCCTATACTCATTTGGAGGATATAATGGATCAGCTGCATAAATCATACTAGTTTTAAAGAATTTATGAGTATATTGTATTAAATAATCATATCCAAATAACTCATCCATCATTTTGAATATAGGCATGGTCAATTCCTCTCTCATATGGGTATTCCACGATGCAAAATCCAGTGGAATGGATACAGAGACAAAATTTTCAATATCTTGTTTAGTCACATGTAACAATCTTGAAATTAATGACTTCTCAGATGAGGTCATTGTTTGATATGGTAAGTATTTGAATAAATTGTTTGATATAGCATTTTCAGTAACTACAAAATAAGCTCTGGCATCAGGTGTCAATTTAGCAAATAATCTTCCCAAGATTTTTATCTCTCTTTCTTTTGCTGTTACTCCAACTGCTCTATCTTTCTCAGGTAATTCTCTATGTTCATTAATCATATCAAGAACTGCTTGAATATTTATAGTTTCTGATGTTATAACATGATCTACTAATCTTCTTTTTGTGACTTTTGGATCTTTCTTTAAACCAGTCAAAGAGTGATCATATAGTTGGCCAACATCCTGCTTTTCCATACTAATAGCTTTATCATCTATAAAATTAGTGAAATTTGAATCCAACTGTATATCAAAATTCTTATTAAAGATAATTTTACTCCAATCGATTAAAGTAAATCTTCGATCTTCTAAATTTGCATGTATACTCTTGGTCTCTAACATTTTCTTCATAATCGGATTTGGATGATTGGATTGCAAATCAGGCCATTGGTTATTTTGCCTTATATAATTTTTACAAAATTCTTTAGCAAATTTTCCTCTCATTTTCCATGCAGTCTCTAAATTATACAATACCACATCTTCTTGAGCAATTTTCCGGACTTTCTTGCATGCTCCTTTTAGGTCTATTTGAGGATGACCCCAATACCGATGAAATCTAAATATCTCTGTTAATTGGTTTTTATTGTTAGATTGAACAACATCCAAGTATTCTTGATATTTTTGTGTAATATATGAAACTTTTTCAGCATCATAATTGTCCATCAATACTTTGAATTTATCATCAATAGCCTTTAATGTAATATCCAAGAATTGATGAGTGTGAATGAATGGGTCATATTTCTTTAAGATATAAGCAACACATATTGATTCATGAAATTTTATAATATCATATGCTATATTTCCCATGCTATATAATACTTCATCAATACAATTCCACATTTTTATGAGTGATTCCCAAGATGGTAATAATTTTTCATCTAGATCAAGATGATCATTGACCCAATGCATCCAACACAATAGCAATACTGTACTCCTCATTAAAATATTATCACACCACATCAAGAAATCATCCGATGATAACAACAGGAATTCACCATCTATATTCATTATAAGAAATCTACTTGATACTGTTATGCTCTTGATAGTTCCTTTGTTAGTTATGGGTATATCAATCCATTCATTTGAATTTTTCTTTCTTATGATATCTACCACATTTTTCACTTGCTCAAAATTGTAATGGTTATTCATAATTAACTTGATTTCTTTTGGTACTTGATTAAGTGATTGTGGTGTTAAATCTAAGTTAATTTTTAAATTAGATTTTTTGATTAATCCATTAATTTCTGTTAAGAACAAATCTTTTGCTGATTCTTCTCCAATACTGAATAATTCAAAGCCCCAATTTTTCTTACATTTAGAGATGTGATTTCTCATTTCTCCTGATAAGTAATTGAATATATTTGAGTTGATATTTGGACTAAGATCAAATAATAACTTATGAGTCGATAAATTGAATATTTTTCCTGACATTTTACTGACATCTCTGATAAGAGGAATGTGACCATAATTTAATGCCTTTAAATTCATAACACTTTCTTGTATGTAGGTGGGAACATATTCTTTTGATCTTGATTGGTTGTAATATTCTATAAAAAATATCTTATCCATAGGCATTAAGGCACTGGCTAAGTGTCTATCGTTCATTCTAGCCTCTTGAGCAAAATTTTCAAACTCCTCTTCGAAATCCATGATTATTAATTAATTAGATACTCTAATCCAGCTGTGAAATTTATAACATTTCTTGTCTCAGAATCGTG